GGGGTGGGGGTGGGCATAAATCGAGATTAATGTCAAATTAACGATAGTTAATGTTAGTATCCACTAACCTACATACTTATCACGGATCAAAACAGAAAACAAATTAAATATATGTAATGTGTGTGTGATGTGGGATATTCCCCTGCCCCCTATTCACTAAATTAATAAAGTCAATAATCAGTCACTAATCCAAACGAATACCGCATACCGTCAATGTTTTGACAACATTACAATTCTGTCATAAAGTCAAATAATACTTGCAAAAATTCTCCGTCGATTTGAGCGATTTTAATTTCACCCTTGCTCTAGTATCAATTCTCCAGGCAAATGCCATGCTCAAAAGTCAATAGCAAAACCGTACAATTCATAACCAAAACATTACAATACTGTAACTTGTAAGCTAGCTTGCATTACATATAATGGTTTTAAAGGGGGGGCATTTAGCCAACCCTAATGCAAACGAGAATCATTCTCACAAACCAAAAGGGTAACATTATGGACAATTTCGAGAGAGACTTAATCAAACACAAAAGAATACTAGCTAAAAAGATGAACGCCTACATACAATTTCTTGAAGATAACGGCCTACAAATGGACCTCAGTGACCAAAAGGAAAAAGTAGAACACGTATTCCTATGCCGCGAGGTCTGCGCCGAAACCTACGCTAAGTAGCTAGTTAGAAGCCATCTAAGGGTGGCTTTTATAGTAGTTATTTTAAACAACCAAAAGAGGGTTAAACCATGAGAGCAATTACTTTCAACACCGGCAGAATATATAACGGCGAACAAGTCATCACCGCATCATCAATTGATGGCCGCGTTATTACTTTTAAGGATCCATCAAGAGGCATTGAGTACACATTTCAAAATAGACCTGAGTGGTTCACACCGGAAGACGTGGAAATGTTTGGTGACTGGGATGAACGTTCCGTTATGTCATGGTACGACGGCGATAGAACTAATAGACCTGAAGTGTAACCACCACAACAATCAAAAGAGGGTTAAACAGTGAAAAAATTAGAGCAAGGTTTATATGAATTAGGCGGCTTTTTAATTGAGCGCAACAATTACTACGGCGGAGTAACTGGTGAGGCATTACAGATTGGGTGGGAGATTAGAACACTTGATAACCAACCCATTGACTTAGACCAGTTTGAATCTCTGCGAGATGCGAAGCAATATATTTTAGATTATGGTTATTCTATAAAGTAATCACATAGTAGGCATTCCTTTGGGAGTGCTTGCAATTGTAGTTATTTATTAATAAAAGAGGGCTTATATAATGCTAGTTTATAACGTAATTTTAGACGGTAGCAACGACTACATACACGACGACGCGATTGACTACGCTCGCGGTATGGTTTGGATTGAATGCGAAGCAACAGAACAATACATTAAGTATAGGGATTATATCGATACAGTTAACGGCGTAGGCGTTTATTATGACTTTTGCGGCGATTACTACTTTTTTACCGATGAAACAGATGAGGCTTAAACAATGAATACATTTCAAGAGCAACTTAATGACTTAACTTTAGTTCCTGTTTTCGAGATTGAGGTGGTAGACAAGGCGGGCAATACTGATTATATAATCTGCGAGGTGAGTGTTAGAGGCGATCAACTAATAGCCCAGCGAGATGCAGTAAGCAAAAAAGAGCAGAGTTCAGTATGCATAGCAAAATCAGCAATTGATATTGATGAAGATTGCTTTTCACTTGATGAACACTTGCAAGATTTATCCGCTGAGGTATATAACGACATTCTTTTTGGAGACTTATACGACATCGCAAAGTAGCTAGTTAGAAGCGGCTTCAATAGTCGCTTTTATAGTAGTTATTTATTAATAAGAGAGGTTTAAATATGAAAATTTTTCACACACCGATAAAGGGTTCGCAAATAATCGCTAGCCAATACCATCACAATTTGAAAGCCGGCCAATGTATCGGCGTTATTAGCAAAGTAGATGGCAACATCATCAAATTTATTGATCGTAACGGCGAAAAGGATTCAATTATATGGCGTTTTAAATCGGGCAATAATAAAACAATTCATTTCACGGCATAAAAAAGGGGTTTAAGAATGAAATTATTATCAACCACCGGCAACACAAAAATAGAAAAGACTATTAAATGATCTTAGCTTGTAAGCTAGCTTTTATTAGCTATACTAAATTAAACTAACAAAGAGAGAGATAACACTATGCTTAATAAATGCCATTTAGACCAAAAAACAGCCGACAAACTAGGCGAGAGCTTCTACCGTGTTAACAATGATAGCAACGGAAATCCGCGCTATGTCATCCACTGGGGTGCGTTTGGCCTTGATGATTACAATGAATCGCTGGCGCTTGCAAAGTCTATAGGCTATAAGGCTTATAGAGCTAGCGATTTTGGTGGCGGTTTTGTCACTTCTAGCTATAACTTAGAAAACGAAGCCGAAGCAATCATTGACGCGAGAGGGGTTTAATCATGCAGGACTACAAATACGGCTACAAAAGCACGCGACAAGCCAGCAATTGCGCGACAAGCAAGCGCTCAATATCACGGTTTGAGATGTTTATTTTCGACATTTTAGGCGGTTTACTGGGAGCGGCTGCGCTCTTAACGCCTTGTCTTTTATTTATTTACTTATGAGGGTTTTATGATGATACATTGTAAGCAATTTTCAGACAATTTGAGGCATTCTATAGAATCAGCTATCAACCTTATCAATCCCGATATTGACTTACAGCTGATAGATTCCAGCTATGAAAACGACGTATCGGACTCAATTACAAGTGAGGAATATAAATTCCAGATATTTTTACCTAATACACTGGAGGCTTTGCATGATCCTGGAAATGAGGAATTTGGATTCTTTAACTATAAAGGGGACATAGACGGATGGGAATGCGAGCCAGAGGACCATAATTTTGAGTCTATTGTTAAACGAATCATTCAGCGAATACAGTGGGGCAGCTAATGGAACAATCAGAGTCTAATCAGTATTTTATAGATATGTTTTTAGAATACTTTAACAATTTTTTAACTTATGAATATTTTGCAGAATACTTTGCGCTGGATCTTGAGGTAGCTAGATATATTATTGATCATGGCCGTAAACTGTATCAAGCGGAGTTCGACTAGATGCGCCCGATAATCGTACCGGATGCCGCTATAAAGCAATATAACGACAGGTACGCCGCGACTATAGCTAAGTCTATAGCGCTGGCTACTGTTAAACCAAAACCATGCGCGCCAGTCATAGACGAAGACGCGCTTTATATTCAATACAACATGAGAGAGGGCAAACAATGAAAGTATTAATTGAACTAGAGTTCATTGACGTACCAAAAGAAGAGCTAGCGGAAAGCATGTTAAAGGATAGTGTTTACACTTTAATAACCGACTTAATGGACAACGACTCCCTAGCCTATACTATAGAGGGCGAACAATGAAAGAATCACTGTTTCACCTATTTATACTAGCCACACTAGGCTTTTTTTATTTAACAATCATAACAGCATACATGGACGGGAGGTTATAAAATGAATTATGACGTAGTAGGTAGAATGAAGTTTAAAGACAAAGGAAGCTTTTTTGCGGGCCTTTATAATCTAATCAAAAGTGAGATATATTTTGACGCTAATCCAGTGAAGCTGACTGTTGAGGTTAACCCTTGCGAAGAGTTTATGTTGCTTAACCACGAAACAGAGCATGATTTTTACAGTAGTATTAAGAGTTTAATGGATTTGAATCTACATTTTGAGGCGAATCCAAACTGTTTACAGATAAGTTTAACGGGCGGCTTATAAAATGATATACGATAAAGAATTCCCTTTTATAGTGAGCTTTGCATAATGGATAAATTAGCGATTAATATATTCTGGTTCACGGTAAGCGGGTTTATCATTGGCGGTTGGATTGCCTTAAAAATAACCCTTTGCTAACGTTTTAACATTAACCTTATACGGCCCTTAATTGGGCCTTTTTTATGCCCTAGCACTTTGCCTAGCTTTGCTGGTAGAATCGAATACAGACACACACGGGAGCTAATACAATGTCTATAGAAGCAGTAAACTGGTATGACCTAAGCCATAGGGCCAGATCTCTAATATCAACAGATTGTGAGCCTAATTACATAAGATCGATATTAGATAGAGCAGTGCTAACATTTAGTGAAGAACAGATTCAGCAGATTGAAATTGCCCTACATGCGGGCAATTCCGATACTGTTAAGAGTGTTATTTATGATCAGTTTATAGATTGTCTATTTAATGATGTAGATTAGAGCCTATAACCGCTCAGTGGACCGCCTTACCTCACCTTTTTCTTTATCCAATACAATCAAGCACATAGATTGACCGCTAACATAGCCTTGCTCATTGTGCCACTTGTCAGAGCTTGGCAAACCTGCAAACGATTCAGTAATACACCCGCCATAGGTCTCCATTGTCGTATTTTTGCTATGAATATGGCCATGGTAGCAGTATCGGTGCTTAGTTCTGCCCCAGATCTCAGGGTACTTGGCTGTAAAATACTCAGCTAACTTGTTTGGTTTAGGTGCATGACCATGCGAGACAAGAAAAGCAGTTTTACCCCACTCAAACACCCAGCAAGGTGCATCACTCATCTCAATTGTTACTCGCTTGTTATTGCGCCAGTACGCTTGCTGGTGAGCTTTTATCGCCATGCTAAGCACTGAGTCATGATTTCCCTTAACATGCCTTACAATTACTTTTTTGTACCGTTTTAGGGCTTCCTCAGTGATAAAAGACAACACTTCTAGGCCAACTGCAAAAATCTCTTCTAAATGACCATCGGTATCGACCCTGGTGCCTTTCGTAGTAGTAGATTCAAAGTTATCTGAGTGAAAAAAATCACCTAATTGATTGATTACTATCGTTTCACAGTCTGGTGCATTGTTCATAAGACGCATAAACACGTCTTTATGACGTTGAGCAGCAATCTCAAGGTTATAATCATCACCGCTAATGCTCTCACTTGCCAGCATTCCAAAATGTGAGTCACCAATATTGACTACGGCCAGCTCATTACCCTTAATTTTCTTCTGCGGCTTCGGTACAAACGGTGATTTACCTTTTTGGTACTCAATAAACGTGTCAAGTGCGCGCTTTACTGCTTCTAACTGGTCCTCATGCGCCAGATTACTCTTAACCCACTGTATTTTGACTTGTCCGTCATCGCCGTATAGCGTAGAAACACCTTTAGCCACAAAGCCGTCTGGAACAGTGCGAGTCATATCGTGCTCAGGCGACCAACCACGTCTAGCGGCATTCTTTTTGACGTTAGCAATGTTTTGCTGCACATTCCTAATGCTAATATCAATTAGATCTGCTGCTTCTTTAACCGTATTAGTGTCAAGCCTAGCTTGGATTGCTCTACGCTGCGGCTCTGACTCGCAAAATTCTAGTAAACTCTCATCAATCATCACCTAATTCCTCCATGTGTAAGTTATTTGCATGTGCTACAAGCGTAGTTAAGTATCCGATTGCGGTCATCATACTCTCGTCGTGCGGATTAAAGCTATAGACAAGCGAAGTTTGCTCATCATCAATAGGTGAAACTGCTAATAACACGAATTGTATCGGATCAAATTCAACTGCCTGCGAATCTCTTATCGCTTGCAGCAAGATTGCTTCAAACTCACTTAATCCATCAAGATCAATGTGGTCCTTAAAGTTAATTACGTTAGACATTGCGCTTTACTCCTGCATTCCATCGATCAGGCCAAGCTGGACAAGGCCAACCTTTCTCTGATAACCACTTGTGCAATATGTTGTATACCTTGTTGTGCTCATCAACCGCTAAATCCTCGGTAAATGCCTTTCTTACCACCGCTGCCTGCACTGGTTTCCATAGATTTTCTTTAACAGTGAGCTTTTGCCAAGGTATTTCAAATCCCTCTTTCATTGCGGCAAGTACGACGCGCTGATCAAGTCCTGCATCGTTGAGCTCGTTAGCTAAAAGATCGCACCAAACATGAAATGAATTACGTTGAGATTTAGTTTTCGGCTTATCCACGGCGCTAATCGCCGTAATTGTGACCATATACCCGTCTTTGCTGTATTCAATAGGCGCATTTAGCAATGCTGCATGTAATTGACACCTTTCTGCAACCTTAAATTCCATCATTACCACCTCGCAAGTAGTATAAAAATCCATCGGTCGGCTGAGTGCAAGCTAATTCCTCGTCCGATAGCGATGTAGGCTCATTCCTGCGCCGCTTAAACCTTTCTATATCTTGTCGGTGAACACCCATTGCCTCAGCTATCTCGCTATCAGTTAGCTGAGTATGGTCCAGCAATTTCCTGACCTTTCTCTCCATGCCATCGTTAAAAATCATAATCCCTCCTCCTTAATTACACGTTTAACGTAATCTGAATCAACTCCACAAACTTCTGCGTGCCAAAGTTCTCCGTCAAGATAGCCTTTAGCATTGTTAATTAAATTCCTTTCTTCCTGTGAGGGCTGACGCATCATTACCTGGTCCCAATTGTGCTTATCAATCAAAGCCAGCTCGATAACAGATAGCATCAACTTCTTTTGCGGCGATGCCCAGCACTCAGAGCTGTGATCATAGCCAAACATAGGCGCTAATCGTTTAACAACAGAGTGAATCTTAATGAAGTTATTTCTCCACTCTAAGTTTTTAGTCTTCCCTGCTCGGCTGCTAGTAGTCACAGTTTTAAATTTCGATTCCATAGTTGCGTTACGATCTTAGTTTTTTGTGCATCCATATCCAGCGTGTTGATATGCCACCCATGCACGTTAGTATTCTTGGGTAGCGGTGCGCTGTAAACTAACCCACCATTCTCCATTGATCTTAGCGCCCTGTTAATATCGCTTGGACGCTTATCCATAACCTCAGCATACTGCTTTGCGGTCTTACCTGAACTGTTTTTAACCAGCTTATAAAGAACAACTCTAATCGGATCTTTCTTTACCGCTTCATAATTATTTCTATGCGTATTAGTAATCACTTACATTCCCCTCTAAAGGCATTGCCTTACCCTCTCTGCTTGTAAATTGCATACTGTCTTTGTGGAAGTATAACCCAAAATCTAGCTCGGTCCCATCTTGCCGGTTTTTAACAAGTTTTAGATAAACATCTGGCTGATTTAAAAACTTTTCGTCAAAAGGAAAATTGTTATCCTTGAGCGCCATAGCTTTTTCTCTAGCCTTATTCCTAAACACTACAAAAACTTTATCCGCTAAATCAGATATTTCACCAGCACCTCGAATACTAAACTTACCAACCTGCTCGTTCTCATCCGAACCTTTACGCATGTGACACACTAAATGGATGTGCATGTTGTACATTTTAGCGGCTGCTCTTAACTGATTAACAAACTCACCTTGAGCTGTGTAGTCTTCACGACCAACGCCACACATGGTTAGACTATCTATCGCTAAGTGATTGATGTCAAGCTCTTGTCCGGCATAATGCACAAGTCCAAGTACACGCTCCTGCGGAACTTTATCAAGACAATCATAAATGTGCCCTACCTCTTTCATTCTCTCCAACCAACCAAGTGCAAAGTCTTTCGATGGTGAGCAACCTGCTGCTTGCGAACACATCCATTGTAAAGTTTCTTCTGGCTTCATTTCCATTGACGCTACA